CGGATGCTTACTGCCGATGAGAACTTGCTGGCAATGTCGTTTCCCGCCGATATACAGCGTCCGACTAGCCATCAGCTCACAGTCCATATGGCCGGTAATGCTGTTCCTCCTCTGGCCGGACAGCGCGTGATCGAAGCGCTCCTGGAGAGCGCATGATTGCCGCACAGGGGGTTGGGGGTGGTGCCAAAATGACCGCTTCCATTTCCCCACTGGCAGGTGACCTGAACAGCCAAGGCGAACTTGATATTCCCGCCGTCCTGCTCGATTACCAGAAGACTTGGATCGGCATTCGGGCTCCCTTAAAAGTAGGGGAAAAATCGCGCCGTATCGGTCTGACATGGGCCGAGGCAGCGGATAACGTCTTGGTCGCAGCCGCCGAGAAAAAGGCGGGCGGCCAAACCGTCTACTACCTAGGCTACAACCAGGATATGACGGTGGAGTACATCCAAGCCTGCGCCATGTGGGCGCGGGCCTTCAACTATGCCGCCGAGCAGATAGAGGAAGGCATCTGGCCGGATAGCGATCCGGACAAGAGCATCAAGACCTACACCATCCAGTTCCCCAGCGGGCACCGGATCGTCGCGCTCACAAGTCGTCCATCCAACTTGCGTGGTCGGCAAGGCGTGGTGGTGATCGATGAGGCTGCGTTCCACCAGGATCTTGCAGAGCTTCTCAAGGCAGCGCTCGCTCTCTTGATCTGGGGCGGTGAGGTTCATGTCATCAGTACACACGATGGCACCGAGAATGCGTTCAATGAGTTGATAGAGGAGATCCGCGCAGGCAAGCGTAAGGGCGCATTGTTCCGCTGTACGTTCCGCGAGGCCGTTGAACATGGCTTATATAAGCGCGTTTGCCTTCGCAAGGGCACCGAATACCAGGAAGAAGCGGAACAGGCGTGGGTGCAGGACGTATATGACTTTTACGGTGACGCTTCTGAGGAGGAGCTTGATTGTGTACCCAGCCAGGGTGGCGGCGCTTACCTGAGCATGGCTCTGATTGAGGGGCGCACCAGTCGAGAGGTTCCGGTGCAGCGGCTGAGCTATCCAGTCGGCTATGAAATGCAGGATGAACATTCGCGGCTGGCAGAGTCGCTGGAGTGGTGTGAGCGGAAGCTACTTCCACTTCTAGCTGCTATCCCGACTGATGTGCAGAGCTTCTACGGTATGGACTTCGCCCGTAGTGGTGACCTTTCCGTCATCTGGCCATTGGTCAAAGAACAGAACCTTCGCAAGCGCACGCCCTTTGTCGTTGAGCTGCGCAATGTGCCGTTCAAGCAGCAAGAACAGATCCTGTTCTACATCGTAGATCGCCTGCCTAACTTCATGAAGGGGGCGCCTGATGCCCGAGGTAACGGCTCCCAGCTTGCAGAAAGCGCGGCAGTTAAGTACGGATTCAACCGCATTGAGCGCGTCATGCTCAGCGAGGGTTGGTATCGCGACAACATGCCACCGTTCAAGGCCGCTTTGGAAGACGACACCTTCTACGACATTCCTGCAGACAAAGACGTGACCGGCGACATCCGGGCATTCCGGGTGGTTAAGGGAGTGGCCCGCATCCCTGACAAACGTACGACGGAAAAAGGCGATAGCGGGCCCAAAGGTGCAAAGCGCCACGGTGACGCCGGTATCGCGGCGGTACTCGCTGACTATGCATCCCGACAAGACATCGAGATTTTTGAATATCACCGCGTCCAACCTGCAGCTCAGCACGACCGTTCGGTCAAGAGCGGTGCCGGGTGGCGCTCCAAGAAAGGCATCTGGTAATGGCCCAGTCACGCATCGTCGACCAGCACGGTCGGCCTATCCAATTCGATCAGCTTACTGCAGAGCTAGCAGCCCCCAAGGTGACCGGCGTGCGGCAGGTTTGGCACTCTTCGGTTGCCAGCGGGCTGACGCCAGAACGACTCGCGCGAATCCTGCAGGACGCTGCTGAAGGTACAGCGCTGGACTATTTGACCTTGGCCGAAGAGATGGAGGAGCGCGATCTGCACTACGCCTCAGTCTTGGGCACGCGCAAGCTGGCAGTAGCGGGTCTTAACATTCGGGTAGAGGCAGCGTCCGACGACGCCGAGGATATCCGTCGGGCAGATGCCGTGCGTGAGGTGGTTTCCTCGCCTGAATTTGGCGAGCTGCAGAGCGAAGCGGTTGATGCCTTGGGCAAAGGCTATTCCGTCAGCGAGATCATTTGGGATCGCAGCGGTAAGACTTGGATGCCGGAGCGGTTCGAGACTCGCGACCAGCGCTTCTTCCAGTTTGACCGCGAGACCGGCCGTGAACTTCGGCTGCTCGATGAGGCCGATGTACTCAACGGTATCGCTCTGGCGCCGTATAAGTTCATCGTCCATTTGCCGCGCATTCGGGCCGGGCTTCCTATCCGTGGTGGTCTGGCCAGGCTGGCGGCCGTCGCCTACATGTGCAAGGCATGGACGTGGAAGGATTGGATGGGCTTCGCGGATATCTACGGCATTCCAATGCGAGTAGGTCGGTATGGTCCAAACGCAAGCAAGGATGACATTGGCGTCCTGCTTTCGGCCGTGGCCAATCTAGGCAGTGATGCTGCAGCGGTCATACCCGACAGCATGAAGATCGATTTCCAAACGGCAGCTAATGTGGCCGGGGCCGGCGACTTCTTCAAAGGCTTGGCCGAATGGTGGGACAAACAGGTCAGCAAGGCGGTCGTTGGCCAGACTATGAGCGCCGACGATGGTGCCAGCCTGGCGCAAGCCAAGGTTCACAATGAGGTGCGACTGGATCTGCTCGAAGCGGATGCCAAGGCGCTCACCAACACCTTCAACCGGCAATTCGTTCGCCCGTTCTGCGACCTGAATTTTGTTCCTGGTCGTCCCTATCCGAGGCTGATCGTCGACGTTCCACAGCCCGAGAACATTCAGTTGCTTATAACAGCGCTGAAGGAACTGGTGCCGCTTGGGCTTGAGGTTGAGCAGTCGGTCATCTTGGATAAACTGAATCTGCCGTCCCCGGCTGAGGGTGCAAAGATCTTGGGCAAGTCAGAAACGCCAAAGCTTGCGACGGCCGCTAACCGCGAGCAGTCGCCGAAGGCGTTGGATATAAAGGACGTCGTGGACAATCAGGTGAAGACTTTGGAGGCCGCTGCAGCAGTGCCGCTCGGCGACATGGTGGATGCCATCCGCGAACTGCTTGATTCGGTCAGCAGCCTGGAGGAGTTCCGTGACCGCCTGATCGAGGTCTACCCCGATATGAACGCGGGTCAGCTCGCGGATGCGATGGCTGACGGGTTGGCGGCTGCCAGCCTTGCCGGGCGATACGATGTGTTGAGGGGGCTTTAATGGCGGTCTCTCACGGCTCGCTGCCTTTCCAGGAGCAGATCGACTATTTCCGAGGCAAGACCAATATCCCAACCCGCGCCTGGACGGATGTCTACAGCGTCGAGCATGACTGGGCATTTGTGGTTGCGGGGACCACCAAACAAGCCTTGCTTGCGGATATGCGCGGTGCTGTTGAGAAGGCCATCACCAGTGGCCTCACCTTGGAGCAGTTCCGAACCGGATTTGACCAGGTCGTAAACAAGCATGGTTGGGAGTACAACGGCGGGCGTGGCTGGCGTACTCGTGTGATCTATGAGACGAACCTGCGCCAGTCCTATAACGCCGGCCGTGAAACCCAGATGGCCGACCCTGAGTTACGCAAGCGTCGGCCATTTGGTCTCTATCGCCACGGTGACAGCGCACATCCTCGGCCCCAGCATCTGGCTTGGAACGGGACAGTATTGCCCCTGGACGATCCGTGGTGGAGTACTCACAGCCCCCAAAATGGCTGGGGCTGCAAGTGCAAGAAGTTCATGGTGGGTCAGCGTGACATTGATCGGCAAGGCTTGAAGGTTGGCCCGGCCCCAGAGATTGAGTATGAAAACCGGATTATTGGGGTGAACAGCCCGAACGGTCCTCGCTCGGTGCGTGTGCCGAAGGGCATCGATCCCGGCTTTGAATCCGCACCTGGTCAATCACGGTTGGCCACAGCCGTGCCACCATTGCGTGCCTATGACCCGCTGCCTGAACCAGGTGCGCGGTCGAGCAGCGTTCAGGGTGCCGGCCTGCCGAACAAGCGACCACCTGGAGCATTGCCACCTGCGCGGGAAATCTCCGCAGATAAGCTCTTGCCGGAAGGACTTCCTGATCAGACCTATGTTGAGCGCTTCCTGGCGGAGTTTGGCGCAACTGACGCGGCGCCGGTCTTGTTCAAAGATGTGACCGGCGATGCCGTGGTGGTCAGTCGAGAGCTGTTCACCAATGCCAAAACCGGCGCTTTGAAGATCAAGAAGCGTGGCCATGCGCGTGAGCTGCTATTGCTCGCTGAGGCGATCAAAGATCCCGATGAGGTTTGGGTGCGACTGGAATGGTTGTACGCAAAAAACAAAGCAGTGGTGCGGCGGCGCTACATCTCGCGCTACCAGATCGATGGTGAACCTGTTCCGGCATTGTCGGTATTCGAAGTGGGGGATGACGGGTGGGACGGCGTGACGACGTTCTCACCAGACGCGGACAATCCGGATTACCTGGAACAACTCAGGATCGGAGTCCGGCTGTATCGTCGGTCAACACTAGACGAATGAATAAACCACGCGCCGCCACACGTGGTTTCGCCCTGAGTGTAGGCCTGGAGGTCCTGGCGGGGACTGCTCACTCAATGAACGTTCAACGATAGTAGGAGATGCACTTGGCAGGCGCAATGCTCAATGTCGAAGTGGATGACAGTCGGTCTGGTGTGGCGCTGGCAGAATTGGCGGAGCGGTTGGAGGATATTCGTGTACCGCTCCTGGACATCGCCGAGTATCTGCACCAGTCCACTGACGACCGCTTTAGAAAGCAGGTCTCTCCCGACGGTGCTCCATGGGCACCATTGGCGGCGTCCACTATTGCCAAAAAGAAG